AAAGCGCAAAGGTACTGGCTAAACAGAACCTGCCGATTGTGTGGACTACAGTCGATGGTCTGCCTGTCATGCAGAACTATCTCGACATGAGCAAGCGCAGAGTGAAGACAAAGTTTGGTGACAAGCTGATCTATCTGACTTTGCAGGAACCTAAAGAAAACAAGCTGGATAGCAGACGCCAAGGCAATGGCATCAGTCCTAACTGGGTCCATGCAAATGATGGGTGCCATCTCAGGATGTCTGTGAACCTCGCCAAGGCCAACGGTGTCACGCATTTCGGAATGATACATGATAGCTTCAGTTGTCATGCTGCTGACGTTGAGATGTTTGGTGCTTGCTTACGTGAAGCCTTCATCGATCTGTACGAACACAACAACCCACTGCAGTTGTTCAAGTCACAGGCAGAGGCACAGTCTGGCTTGGAACTACCACCTCTCCCAGCCACTGGAGATTTGGATATCACACAGGTTAGGCATAGCGAATTCTTCTTCGCATAATCTAACCATATATGAATTGTAACCAATGCAATCTCAAGGTTGCACTATAGCTTATCGAAAGGATTTCTTATGAGCGACACAACCCACAAACCCCTTTCCAAAGAGGGGTTACTACACACCGCAGAGATACTGCACCTGCGCGGCGAACCCGTGCCGACTGACATTCTCGCCAGACTGCTTGAGGTCGGTGTGGACGTTTCAAAATATAGCTAAGAAGGAAAAACCACATGGCTAAAAATCAATACGAAAAGATGGTGTCACCCACTGGTATCGCAGTGTGGCCTCACCTGAACTCACCCGATACCAAGTTCGATCAGGGTGGTGCTGGTGAATACAAAGTATCGGTCAAGCTGACAGAGGCTGCAGCCCAGCCCGTCATCGATAGACTGCAAAAAATTCTTGACCAGTATCAGGCAGAAGAAATCTCTCAGAACCCCAAGGTCAAACAGTTCACCCCTCGCCTACCCATTGAGGAAGAGGTGGATGACCAAGGTAATCTGACAGGCAACTGGTTACTGAAGGTCAAACAGAAGGCGCAGATTACCACAGCAAATGGTATTGTGGATATGAAGGTTGCCCTGTTCGATGCTAAACGCCGCCCGACACAAGCTGAGATTGGTGGTGGTTCTACACTGAAGGTATCAACAACCATCGTCCCGTACACTATGCCTAGCAGCAAGAGCGTTGGTATCTCACTGCGTCTCAATGCCGTGCAGATTATCAGCTTAGTTGCTGGGGGTCGAGACGGTGATAGTTCTATGTTCTCTGACGAGGAAGGTTTCACTGATGAGACATCTGAAGTAGCCAGCACCTTTGCTAAACCAGATGATACCATCGACTATGGTGACACTGATTTCTAATATTGGTGGCATACGCTATCCCAGCACAACAAGGCAAAGAGCAATAGCGAATGGTTGGCGGTCTGGCTTAGAAGAAAGCCTTGCCGCCGACCTCACTGTGAAGGGTGTGCAGTTTAAGTATGAAGAGAACAAGTTAAAGTATCTCGTACCTGAAAGAACTGCCACCTACACCCCAGATTTCTACATCACTACACGGTCAGGTAAGACCATTGTGATTGAGAGCAAGGGCCAGTTTAAAACTGAAGACAGAGCCAAGATGTTGCTGGTGAAAGCACAGCATCCTGAGTTGGATATTCGGCTGGTCTTCTCCAACCCTAATACCAAAATTTCAAAACAATCAAAGACAACCTACGCAATGTGGTGTGAGAAGCATGGCTTCCTCTACTCAAAGCGCGTTGTCCCACAAGAATGGATAGATGAATGAAGAGGACAGACGTTAAGTATCTTATCGTCCACTGTGCCTACACCCCACCCAGCATGAACATTGGTGTCAAAGAGATTGACCAGTGGCACCGAGAAAAAGGCTGGCTAGGATGTGGTTACCATGTGGTTATCAAACGTAACGGCAAGGTGGAAAGAGGCAGACCCTATCACAAGCAGGGCGCACATGTTCGCAGCATCAATAATAAATCTGTGGGCATCTGCCTGATCGGTGGCATGACCGCCGACAAGAAAGGCCCAGAGATTAACTACACTGATGCTCAGTACACAGCACTGCGAGATGTGTTGGAGGAACAGCAAGAACTATTCGGAGAGGACACCGAGGTCAAAGGTCACACTGATTTTGACAGCGGCAAGACCTGTCCAAATTTCGATGCTGCCCTGTGGTTTGACACAGGTGAAATAAAGAAAACTTTCTAGGTTGCACTATAGCTCACTCAACAATTCTGTTGGGTGGGCTTCTTTAAATCCCAGACATCTTGGAGATACACATGACACAAATGCAAACAGTTACTAAGCACCTCAACACCTATGGTTCTATCAGCCCACTGGAAGCCCAATCAAACTACAACATCTGGCGTCTAGCTGCTGTTGTTAATCGGCTGAAGAACGCTGGCACTGACATTGCTATGCAGATGAAGACAGCACCAAGCGGGGCCAAGTATGCAGAATACAAACTCGCATCAAGAGGCTGAATTCTTCGGCCATGAAAGCTGCCTTGACTGTGGTTCCTCAGATGCACTGGGGGTCTACAGCAATGGCACTCATTGCTTCAGTTGCGGGGTGAATAAGTCATCCCGTGACAGTTCCACCGCACCTGTCCGAAAGGTATCTCAAAAAATGCAGACTAATCTTATCGCCATTGGCGAACCACAGGCTCTGCCACGGCGCAAGCTGACTGAAGAAACCTGCAAGAAATTTGGTTATAACATTGGTGAGTACAACGGTCAGCCCTGTCATGTTGCTAACTACCGCAACAACTCAGGTCAGGTGATAGCACAGAAGCTGCGCTTCGCTGACAAGGGCTTCAAGTTCTTAGGTGACACCAAGGCTGCTGGCTTGTACGGGCAGCACCTCTGGTCTGCTGGCAACGCTAAGATGCTGGTGATTGTAGAGGGTGAAATTGATGCCTGTTCTATGAGCCAAGCACAGGGCAATCGTTTCCCTGTGGTGTCAGTTCCTAACGGTTGTCAGGGTGCTAAACGTGCGGTGCAAAACTCACTTGAATTTGTCGAGAGTTTTGACCGTGTGGTTATCATGCTGGACAACGATGATGTGGGCCGTGCAGCAAGCGTAGAGATTGCTGAACTGCTAACCCCAAGCAAAGCTGCCATCGCCACCCTGCCACTCAAAGACCCCAACGAAATGCTGGTGGCTGGACGTACCAAAGAACTGATCGATGCTATGTGGCAAGCAAAGGTTCATCGACCTGATGGTATCCTCGCAGGAACAGACCTATGGGATGACGTATCAATAGATGCTGACACCCCGTCTATCCCCTACCCATTCCAATCGCTGAACATCAAGACACACGGCATACGTCGAGGTGAACTGGTGACCATCTGTGCTGGCAGTGGCGTAGGTAAATCGCAGGTGTGCAAAGAGATTGCATACCACCTTATCAACCAAGGCCAATCTATTGGCTACATTGCGCTAGAAGAGAACGTGAAGCGCACCGCCCTTGGCCTCATGGGGTTGGCTTTAGACAAGCCATTACACCTCACGAAAGAAGGAGTATCAGATGATGACTTACGATCTGCTTTTGATCTTACAGTTGGCAGCGGTAGCGTATATCTTTATGACCACTTTGGGTCGCTAGAGACAGACAACTTACTTAACAAAGTACGCTACTTAGCAAAAGGTTGTGGTGTATCCTACGTCATACTCGACCACCTATCTATCGTAGTCAGTGGTATCGATGACGGTGATGAACGCAAGAACATCGACGTTGTAATGACCAAGCTACGGTCCCTGTGTGAAGAGACAGGCATTGGCCTTATCCTTGTGTCCCACCTACGCCGCCCATCTGGTGAACGTGGCTGGGAGAACGGCCTTGAGGTTACACTCAATTCCCTGCGTGGCTCTGCAAGTATCGCCCAGCTATCAGACATGTGTCTGTCAGTGGAGCGTGACCAGCAGGGCGAGAACCCCAACCAATCTACCGTGCGTATCCTGAAGAACAGGTTCAGCGGTGAGACAGGTATCGGATGCTTGCTTAACTACAACATCAACACAGGCAGGATGACTGAAGTGACACAAGCTAGTGTCTTTGAAGTAGAGGAAGAACAGGATGACTTTTAAAGATAGGTACTGGCACGAGAAGTGTGCCGAACTGGAAGAGTACATCAAGACCCAGCAACGTGAATGCGAGTACTGGGAACGTGAAGCAAAACTTCTAGTCATCCGTAACGGCAAGCTGAAGGCACAGCTAAAACTCTGGAAAGGTACAGCACAATGATTAACCTACTGTTCGACATTGAGACTGATGGTCTTGATGCAACTGTGTGTCACTCACTCGTTATCATCGATGTGAACAGTGGCGTTAAGGTAAGCTGCGCTGACAACCAGCAAGGCTACATGCCTATCGATGAAGGGCTTCACATGATGTCACAGGCTGACATCCTGACAGGCCACAACATCATGGGCTATGACCTTCCCCAACTTGATAAGCTGTATGGCTTCAAGTTCACTGGTGAAATCCATGACACCCTGCTGATGTCCCGCCTGATCTGGTCGGACCTCAAGGGCGATGACTTCAAGGAACAGAAAGTCACAGGCAGACTGATTGGCAGTCACAGCCTGAAGGCGTGGGGCCATCGCCTTGGTAACTACAAGGGTGACTTTGAATACAGTGTCGAGAAGTTTGCTCAGTGGTCTAAAGAAATGCAGGACTACTGTGAACAGGACTGTCACCTGAACCTACAGCTATACAAACTGATGATGTCTAAGAAGCCATCAGCAGAGAGTATCAAGCTAGAGCATGACTTTGCTGCCATCATCCTGAAGCAGGAAGCACAGGGTTTCAACTTCAATGAGGATGCAGCACACAAGCTGCTGGCTACACTACAAAGCAGACATGCTGAACTAGAAGCTGAGTTGCAGAAGTCTTTCCCACCGTGGCAGGTTAAGGAACCATTCACACCCAAGGTCAACAACAAGACCAGAGGATATGTGAAGGGCGTCAAGACCTACAAGGTCAAAGACGTTGTGTTCAATGCTGCATCCCGCGACCAGATTGCCGATAGATTGCATAAGGTCCGAGGCTGGGTTCCTACTCTATACACACCCAGTGGTAAGCCACAGGTTGATGAAAGTGTTCTGTCTAAACTGGACTATCCAGAAGCAGTTATTCTCTCGGAGGTTATGCTAATCAACAAGCGTATTGGTATGCTGGCAACAGGTAACAATGCGTGGCTGA